CTATCCCTGATCTTTGCCCGCTTGGGGCTCTTTGGGCTTTTTATGTTTGTTCATCTGCTTGGCTTCCCAGAACAGACCTGTCAGCACGTCCTTGATCCGTTGACGGTCTTTTTCATCCAGCGGAATGCCATCGAACATTAATTCGTCGTCTTCCTCCAGCATTTTTTTAAAATCCCGGCGGTCTTTGGAGGTTGCCCATTCCGGCACAGTAGAACGATAAAGTTCATGTGGATTTTGCTCCATTGAATCATCATCTCCCCAATATCCGGCGGCCTTCATCATTTCGGTATAGGATACGCTAAGCGCGTCCGCTATTTTGCGGAGAGTGGAGGGTTTGGGGATTCCGCGCAGTCCATTTTCAATGCGGGAAATTTGTGAATTGCTTATACCTGCAGCATCTGCCAACTGGTTGATGCTCCATTGCTTGTGCTCACGCTGCTGTTTTAAGTAAGTTCCGAATGCTGGCTGTTCCACAATGGGGGCTCCTTTCTGCAAGAGAAACATAGATACTAGTTTTATTATACCATTAGGTAAATAGTAAAAGCACGTAATATGCCAAAAGGCATAGGAAAATAAAGCGAATATCCTGTTTTTGGAGCTATACTGCTTTTTTTGACGATGGATACCTATCCTAAATAATGTTATGTTATACTCAAGATACGAACAAAAGGGGAACACATTGTAAACACGAGCGTTTTTCTATTTCAGGATTTTGCAAAATTCGATACCAGTTGCTCCGAAGTGCAAAATCCTCATTTAAAAATACATCATTGTCAAAAGGCATAAGATAAGGAGTGTTGCTTTACATGAGAAATAACTTACCCGAATTGGACCGTCGCAAAACGCAGAATGCATTGGAGGGTGTGTTTGAGAAATACCGAATTTATAAAACGATTACTTTTATGGATCGGGAGAGCTTTATTACGGCTGGCTATACGGATCGCCCGAACGGCCCAACGAATGTGACAAGCGATCCAACGGCCCGGACAGCCGTATATAATGTAGATGCTCCTGCCGCCCGCTTGGCCTACTGCGAAATGGTGGATGCCGTAGTGAGTCGCTTGAATGAACGCGAACAGCTGCTCATCCGTGAACGTTATTTAAAGGATGACGATGTGTTTGATTACAAGGTTTACAATTACGTACTGGACCCTCCGGTCAGCAAGGATACGTACACGAAGCTTCGTACGCGTGCTTTTTACAAAATGGCGCTTGCACTGGCGGACCAAGGCGTTTTAAATTTGGCAGGCTTGCAGAAGGGCGCGGATCGAAAACTGGGTTAATGTAATAATTATCCACTTGTTCTCATTTCTATTTTAAAATGGTTTCCTAAAAGGCTTTGATTTCCTGTAATAACAGGGATCAAGGCCTTTTTTTATAATAGGAACATATGTTCTCTAAAAACCTCCCAACATCATCCCTAGTCTCTGCTTTTATCGTCCATTTCCCCGGCAACGCATTCGTTATTAGGGTGTAAGATTATATCATCGGGAATCAAGACAAGAGGACATACCGAAGACACACACAGTCAAACGTTAGCCGGCCATTAGGGCCGGTTTTTTCATGCGGTGATCGTCTCTGTCGGTTCCCGGGAATTCGTTGAATAGAAAGGAGGAGTCGTGTTGCCTAAGCAAGGGATGCTGCAATGCATGAGTACGAGGCTGCGCCGGATGAGAACACGGAAGTGGAAGAAAGCCTGGCTGAATAGCCACAACATGCGAACGCAGGGGACGCAAAGGTGGCATGCCGCAGGATGAGACAAGCCTTTAAGCAAAAGCTCATTGAAATTATTCCAGCGCTGCAAGGGCGTGTATACGATGTTCAGCCACCGTCGCAGACGGCAGAGGAGCCGTATGCTGTTATGGCGCTGGGCGAGGAAATTTGGAAGTCTTCCTGGGCCGGCTATCGGCAGGTTGTTCGCATCAAACTGTACGCAGGACAAGCCGGGCTGGCGCAGGCTGATGTATGGGCGAATGCCCTGATTGCCGGGCTGCACCGGGAACCAGTGACAGGTGCAGGTGAGGACACATCGGCTTTTACCGCGCACTATTTGGGTGTGCGGGATGCAGAAAAGCTGGACACTGTTACGGGCAAGGCCTATAGAACGCTGCGTTTTGGCGTGTATGTGCCTGAGACGGAAGGTGATTCGGCCGTTCCAGCAAACGGTGCTACACAGCCGGAAGAGTGGCTGGCCGCGCTGGTCCGCTGGACGCAGAAGCAACTGGGCGAAACGTGGTCGATATACGCCAACGCTTGGCCCGCACAGCCGGGACGGCACGCGGTACTGTGGCGGATGAGCGGCTGCGAAACTAGGATGGCGGGAGCCTCCATGTATGAGCTGCGCAAACGGTTCATCGGGCATATTACCGCCCCAGACACCACTGAAGAAAACCGCGCAGCTTCCGCACTGATCGAGGGCTTTGCCGCTCAAATCCAGCTTCCTCTGGATCAGGACAAGGGCCGTTATATGTCTACAGCTGAAGCTTCAGCTGATTTGCAGGCAGATGCCATTTTAGACGGTCAGCTTCGGCTGATGCTGGTACAGCGGCGTATGCGCCCAGCCGAGGAAGCAGCGTTGATTCGCAGAGTGGAAATTCATCCTATTTTGAAATGAGGTGGTCCGAGTGACCTTGGAAAACCATGAGAAGGCCCCGGTATATGCCGGGCAGGAAGCAAGCGGCCCCCGCTATACGCTGGAGGAGCTAAAGGAGCACGCAGAACAATTGTTTTCCGTGAAAGAAGAAGTGCTGGCAGGCGCCTTTTTTGGCACACAGGACAAGCTGTTTACAGTAGCAGAAGCACACACTAAAATCGAACAATTTATGAAAGCGAAGGTGGACTAATTATGGCAGGCGGAACATGGGAAAACACGAATAAACCGGTATTGCCGGGTTTGTATATGAATTTTCAGGCAGCAGCAGCTTCAGCAATTCAAGGTGGGTCACGTGGTACGGTCGTTGTACCCGTTAAGGCGAATTGGGGCCCTGTACGTGAGTTTGTAGAGATCGGCAGTGAAACGGCAATCAGCCAAATCTTTTCCGGTGACAGTCTGGACGGTGCGACCGCGTATTCGACGCTGTATCTGGCTTTGCTGGGCGGTCCGAAAAAGCTGCTAGCCTACCGTTTGGCAGATGATACAGCTGCTGAAGCATCTGTGACGCTGAAAAGCGGCGGTGCGACCCCGGCGGATGTGCTGCGCCTGAAGGCTTTGTACACAGGTAGCCGCGGTAATGGTTTCGCTGTAACTGTACAGCCAACTTTGGGTGATGAGCAAGCTCGTGAGGTGCGCCTCTATGAAGGAACCAAGCTACTCGGCACGTACAAAGGCAGTGACGGTACAGCAGCCTCTATTGCCAAGGCCATGAACGAGAACAGCGAAAACGTATGGGTGAAGGCCGAGGTTGTTGGCGACGGCGGCATTCCGGTGGATGTCAGCGGCGTACACCTCACTGGCGGCAACAGCGGCAATAGCAAGTTGGTTAATGCCGATTACATCGCGATGCAGGAGGCACTTGAAGGACAGGAATTTAATGTCTTGGCTCTGGATTATGCAGCTGATCTGGCATTGCTGCAAAGCTTTGCTGCCTGGATCAAGCGTGTCCGCAACGAAGGTAAAGGCGTAATCGCTGTATTCGGCGGTTCTGCGGCAGATGATGTGTCCAAAACAGCCGTCAGCTTGGCCTCTGCACGTTCCCTGGCGCTGAACCACGAAGGCATCGTGAACGTCGGTACAGGTGTACGTCTGGCAGGTACGGACTACAGTTCCGCCCAAACGGCTGCTTATGTAGCCGGGCTGATCGCAGGCCAACGTCTGAATCAATCGGCGACGTATGCGGTTACACCTTTTGAGGATGTGACCCGTCGCTGGACACGTTCCGAGCAGGAGCAGGCAGTCCGTAATGGTGTCTTCCTATTGTTCTTCGATGGTCGTCAGGTCAAAGCGCTGCGTGGCATCAACAGCTTGGTGAACCCGGCTGCTGGACAAAACAATGCATGGAAGAAAATTCGTTCCATCCGTGTCATGGATGCTATTAATGCTGACTTGCAGCGTGCAGCCGAAGAGACTTACATTGGCAAAATCAACAACACGGTGGAAGGTCGTCTGGCGCTTATCGGTGCGATCAAAGAATACCTGGCACAGCTGTCGCTGAGCAACGTCATCGAAGCAGACGGCTACGATGTCATTCTCGACCCAGCTTACTACGGAGATGCGCCAGTTATCAAACCGGAGCCGGATCAAGTGTTCCTGCAATGGAACGTGAAGCTCACCGACGTGATGGAACAACTGTTCGGCACATTTTACGTGCAATAAATAAGCATTTTACGTGTATAAGCAATTCGCAGGCAATCAGCAGAAATGGTGTAGCTTGTTAACAACGAGGATTTTGTGAAATCCCGAACTATATTATGAATCATTTTGAGGAGGAAAAAGAAATGTTGGATGCTTCAAGAGTCATTTTAGGTACGTATGGTCAGGCGCATGTGGACGGGGTGTGGCAGACGAATATCAACAAGCTGGAAGCCAGCGTGGAAATGGAAAAACGCGAGCTGAATCTCGTGGGCAATGAGTGGAAGGTGCACAAGCGCGGTATCAAAAAGGGAACGGGAACAATGAGTGGCTACAAGGTCACATCCGATATGATTCGTCGCGGTTTTAACCGTTTTGAGATTATTACTAAATTGGATGATCCAGAAGCCTTCGGACATGAAAGTATTCGTCTCATTCGTTGCACTGCTGACAAAATCCAACTGGCCAACTGGACAGCAGGAGAAGAAGTACAGGAAGAAACGACCTTCACCTTTGAAGGTTATGAGCTGCTTGATCCGATTGTAGCAAACTAAATTGGAAGACGGGGGATGGGATGCTGTCATGCGTTCCGTTCCCCAAATACAAATGAACAATAAGGGAGAATGACTTATGAGCTTGAATGAGAATATGACAGAAGAACAAATTTTGGACAGCCTGTTTGAAGCTGCTGAGAAACTACCTGAGGAAACGGTCCGCATCAAGCGCCTCGACATGAAAATTGTGCTGCACGGCCTGACCTCCAGTAAGGTGGACAGCATTCGTGAACGCTGCACGATTCGACGGACTGTGAAAGGTGCAGTGGATGAGAAGGTAGATACTGAAACGTTCAACGCCTTGTTGATTTCGGAAGCTACTGGAAAGCTGGAAGTGAAGGGCCTGTCCCTTAACGGTTGGGGCGATCCCCGGATTACAAGCCGCTTGAAGCTGTCCGGTGGCGAACAGTCTGTCCGCCGTATGCTGCTGGCGGGTGAACTGGATGCAGTAGGGGATAAGGTGCTGGAACTGTCCGGTTTTGGTGTTGAGATTGCTGATCTAAAAAACTAATCAGCTCCGGGGGAATGACGACGATGCTGTACCACTTGTGGGTCCGGCACCACCTCCGCCCCGGAGACTTTTGGCGGCTTCCCCGCGGTGAGCGCATGCTGCTGCTGGCGTTTGCCGAACAGGAAATGGATAGCATAGCAGCTTCAAAAGCATAAACAAGGAGGTGAACATGATAGATGGCAGAAGCATTAAATTACCGCATGAACCTTGTGATTGATCCTAAAAACGTCATTAAGGCGAACAGAGAATTGCGCGCAATGGAACGCTATTTTGAGCGGATTCAAGGACGTGTGTTGAAAATTGGACGTACCCGCATGGCCCCGGAAATAGTACTGAACGATATGGCTTCCAAAGGATTGGATAATCTGTTGAACAAGATTAACCGGGTCAAATCCCAGATTATTAACGCCTCGGGAAGTGTGGATTTAAAGGTGAAGAGTAGCAGTAGTGTGTCCATCGACGGCATTAGTGGTCTTATAACAGCGTTGGAGAACAATACGAAGGCAGTTAGAGGCAACACTGGTTTAAACATACTAAATAGTACAAAACCTAAAGCAGAAGAGGAAAGTAAACTTCCAGCGTGGGCTGAGGCGCTACAAAAATACAATGAGCCTGCCAAGGTTGTTCAGGAAGTATACAAAGGGGTTACAGGTGAAGATTTAAGTCTTCAAACGTTTAAAAAGATGCCCGCTGCTTTTATGGAAACCAGACAAACGTGGAAGGAAGGCGGAGCAAAAGGAGTACTTAAAAAATTCTTTTTTCCGGATAAGAAAGAAGAGGCTGCTGAAGGCAACACGGAAGGTACGTCAGGCAATAAAGACCTTTCGGAGATTAAAGAATTAATTCAGAAATTAATTCAAGTTACCTCAGATAAATCTACTGGCGGGTTTGGCGGTGGCGGCGCAAATAGCCCGGGAAGAAGGAACAAACGTTCAGGCGGTAGAAGATCTGGTAATAGAGGCGGTAGTCGTCGGTCTTCGAGTGGTCAAAGAGATTTTAATTCAAGAGCCGGAGAGATAGCAAGAATTAATATTAGAGATCGGAACTCGATACGAGGAAACAGAAGTGGACGACAAAACGCTGGAGGTTCAGCAGAATCCAATCCTCGGATTAACCCTGCCCGAAGAGTTCCAAGTCCAAGAAATCATCCGAGAAATCCTGGTAATCGCCGCTCTTCCAAGTCGGGTGGGATTCTTAGCTTTGCCGGCGACTTGCTAACGGGTGGAACAGATATAGATGCTTCTTCTGTCCTAGATATGGTGAGCGATAGCGGATTAGTTGAAAAAGTGAGTAAGGGCCTGGGCGTAAGCAAAAAGTTCATTAGTGGGCCTTTGGGGGTTCTGGCAGATGCAGCAAGCATAGCTACAGCAGCTCCGGGCAAGGAACGCGCACAAGCGATTGGTTCCACCGTAGGTGGGGCGGTTGGGAGTACGGTAGGCGGAGCAATTGGAACATTTTTGCTTCCAGGTGTCGGCACTGCTGTTGGCTCATATGTAGGCGGTTTAGCAGGTGACTTTTTAGGGGGCAAAGTGGGCGGTTGGATTTCAGACCATGGCTCTGAAATAAAGGAAAAGGCATCCAAAGTAACCGGATGGCTTTCTGAGAAGAGCGAAGCCTTTGGTGATAGCATATCTAACTTCTTCTCTTTTGGTAAAAAAGATGAACCCAAGAAAGCCCCAGCTAAGCCGCCTGAAGTACCTAAACCTGCTATACCACCTCAACCAGCTGTAGCTGTGGCTACCAAACCGTTAACACCTATGCCACCATTTCCGGGGTTACCACCCGGCTCTCAAGTGATGTATGGACCTCCGCAACCAGGTGCAAAAGGCGTCCCTAATCCTTATGGACCGATGGCTATAGCTAACCAGGGAGTCAATCCAAACCCACTACTGAATACTGCAGCTCATGCGAACAATGGAGCCAAAGCTAAAGGCAAAGGTAATGGTAATCCGACACCTCAAGTAGTACAGATCAGTCCTGAACAGATGGGAACCCTGTCTGGCTTTTTGAAGGATTTTAAAACGGAAACCACCAACCAATTCAATCTTCCTGCGGGGGCTGTACAGGTCACTGTACATGAGAACAAGCTGGATGTGGATGGGCTTATTACACAAATTGGCTACCGTCTCAAAGCTGAAATTTTGCGTGCAACGCAGAACACCAAGCCAGCGAGCGCTGGAGCTATGTAGTGCAGTAGATGGTAGCAATGGGGAAGGAGGAAAGAGATGGAATTTAGTTTGACGGATGGTAAGGGGAAAAAGTTTCAGTTTCCAGTAAACCCTGAGGAAGTGACGATCTCACGGCAAAAAGGATTTGATACAACGACGATTTTATCCTATGGGGAGTTTGACTTCCCACAAGGGGAGAAGGTGAAGGAAATCTCCTTCTCTTCTTTTTTTCCGAAAGAATACAATCCAGCGTATTGCACATATGAAGATATCCCTGATCCGCAGGAAGCCATGAACACGTTGAATGGCTTTTTGTTATCCAAGAACCCGCTACGTTTTATTATTACGGAGACAGCCGTGAATGTGCCAGTAATTGTGGCATCTCATAATTCGATCTTTCGCGGCGGCGAGTATGGGGATGTGAATTTTGATCTGTCACTGCGGACCTGGAGTGATATGAAAGTTGCCAAAAAAGCTGGTGGCACAGGAAGTAAGACGGCTGCGGTCAACAAAAAGCCTCGCACAGATATGAAAGAAAAGAAAAAAACATATACGGTTAAGTCGGGTGATTCCTTGTCCAAAATTGCCAAGCTGGAGTTGGGGGATAGTTCGCAATGGAGTCGTATTTATCAGCTTAATAAAAAGGTCATTGGACAAAATCCGAATGCAATTAAACCGGGTCAAAAGCTGGTGTTATCATGAGCTACAAAGTCATTTTACAGGATAAATATGATTTATCTCCTCTCGTGGAGAACATTAATTTGAGGGATTCGCTGGAGCAAATCGCCTATCAGGGCACGGTCAATCTGGTCGTTACGTCGGATATGCCGCCCATTTCTCCAGGGATGTCGATCCGGGTTAGTGGGATTCCTTATGGCAAAAAGGATTATGTCCCCTTGCTGTCTCCAGCGGTGATCTGGGAAGTGGAAACCTCTAACAACGGGCTCAAACGTATGACGCTGACGTTATATGACCGTACGGTGTATTTGGACAAGTCAGAGGATGAATATTTACTTCCTGCCAAGCAGACGGCTACTCAGCGTTTTCAGAAGTATGCTAGGGACTGGAAGCTGAAAATCGCTTCATTGCCAGATACGAAAAAAACGCTGGGACGCGCCGTATACCGCACACAGTCCATCTATTCTATGATGCTGGGAGATCTGCGCGAAACGGCAAAGGCGGGGGGGAAGCTGTATCATCCACGGATGATTTCTTCCGGCTTGGAGCTGTACGAGCTGGGAACGAACAAAGATGTGTATGCTCTGGAGAGAGTCACGGATACAACTCAATCCCGTACGCTGGAAGGTGCGGCCACGAGAGTGAAGGTACTGGCTACGGCTGCCAGTGAATCAGGCAATGAGGTACCGTCCAAGGTGATGGCGCTTGAGGAAAAGGACATTGCCAAATATGGGACACTTCAGGTGATCGTGCAGGATGACGAAGTCAAGTCTGGTGCAGCAGCACGTGAGTTGGCCAAAAGTAAGCTGAGAGGCATACAACAAACGATATCGGTAAATGCACCGGATATGAACACGATTCGAGCAGGAGACGCGGTAATGTTAGGCTCCATAAAGTTATTGGTCATTTCGGTGAGCAGGGAATTAGGTAACCCCGGCAGTATGTCGCTGGAGCTCGGAACGTATGACGATGTAAAAAGGAGGTTTTACCTTGAATAAGGACCCCTACGGGCATTTGGCGACCGCGCTGCAATCTTCATTTCATAAGCATACCAAGCAAGCACTGAGTGGAGTGGGCGCGGTATTAGGCACGATTACCTCCACGGGACTCAAGCTGGACGATTTTAAACATGAGCTTCAGGATTATCTGGTCGCGGAGTTGCCGGGACTGCTATCTGTACCACGCCATATGTATAAAGGCACCTCAACCGCAGTGGAATCGGAAAATTGGGAAGGCAAAGAGCTGAAAACTTCCTTTTATATCGGGGAAGACGAGCTGGAGGATGTGAATCTCAGTTTGAACGAAGGACTCAAGCCCGGAGATCGTGTACTGGCGGTTCGGGTGAATAGCGGCAATGATGTGGTAGTCGTATGCAAGGTGGTGAATGGACGTGGCTAATTTGTTTCCCGAAACGGATGATATGATCTGGACAGACACGGATATGACCAACCCGGATGTACTGGAGGATAACCGTGCAGTATTTGGTCGAAGCTGGCGGTTTGATTTTGAAGCTGGTGAGTTTGTTATGAGCCCTAGCCGTAAAATCGTGACTACAGGCGAGAAAGAAGCCTGGGTACAGTGGTGTGAAAAAGCGATTCGCACTCCTCGCTACCTGCATGTGATCTATTCACCTGACTATGGGAGTGAGCTGGATGAGCTAATTGGCAGCAGCTATGGGCACGGTGTGCAGGAAAGTGAAATTAAACGCATGGTCACGGAGGCGTTACTAGCAGATGCACGTACGGCTAGTGTGGATCAATTCACGTTTCGCTGGGAAGGTGAGGCGTGCCATTTTAGCTGCCAGATTACGAACGTGCGAGATGAAACGGAAATTGTGGAAAGTGTGGTGATCTAATGGCAGACTTGCCGGAATATTTGGTAGACCAGACGGAAGAGGGAATTTTAAATCGGATGCTGGAAAAAGTGCCTTCGGACATAGATAAGTCCGAGGGCTCTTTTATTTGGGATGCGCAGGCGCCGGTAGCGTTTATGCTATCCGAAGCCGCAATCTGGGCGCAGGAGCTACTGCGACGTGGCTTTGCCAGCACCGCAGCCAGCGATAATCCGGATTTTCGCTCGCCGGAGCTGGATTTGCGAACAGCAGAGCATGGGGTGACACGGCGAGAAGCGGTTGCTGCCTCAGGTATGGTTACGTTCACGGGCACAGCGGGAACGACCATCCCGGCGGGAACGTTGGTGGCGACTCCGGCAGATGATGTATCCGGGGAGGCTTCTATTGAATATGCGACCACGACATCGATCACGCTGGATGAACAAGGTGCCGGGGAAGCGACTATTCGGGCGGTCAATCCCGGACGCAGCGGCAACGTGCCTGCGGGTGTCATCCAAGTGATGGCAACCCCGGTTAGTGGGGTGGCCTCTGTGATCAATACCGAGGAAACAAAAAGCGGTACAGACGTTGAGAGCGACCAGCTGTTGCTGGAGCGTTTTTATGCCAAGGTGCGGAACCAAGGCACAAGCGGCAACAAGGCGCAGTATACCCAGTGGGCGAATGAAATTGCTGGAGTGGGTGGCGTAGAAGTTGTTCCGCTCTGGAAAGGGCCAGGAACCGTAGGGTTATATGTACTGGATACGGACAAACGAGCAGCCAGCCCGGATATCGTGGCTGCGGTGCAAAAGTATATTGATCCGACGCAGGATGGGCAAGGAGAAGGGCTGGCACCAGCGGGTCCTGTGGTGACGATCATGCCAGCGACAGAAGTGGAAATTAACATCTCAGTCAAGGTACAGCGTACCAAAGAGAAGCCGTCCACACTGGATGAAATCAAAAAGCTGATCGAGAGCGGTGTGCGGACGTATTTGAAGCAACTTGCTTTTTACAAGGAAGACCCGTTGGTACGATATACCCGGATTTCTGCTGTGCTGCTGGACATTCCGATCATTATTGATTTTTCTGAACTGAAAATCAATGGACAGAGCAATCAGAATATTGAGATTGGATCAGGTCAGGTGGCAGTGCTGGGGACGGTGAGCGTTAGTGAGTAACAATGGAACGAACAGTTTTGAAGATTTATTGAACAATCCAGAGCAGGAAAAACGTGCAAACCGTATTGACAATTTTGTTAATCGGGTAACTATAGCGGGAGATACAGTGGGCCAAATGAGCAGCGAGCGGGGACGCGAGCTGCTTTCCTATTTGCCTGCCTATTATGAAACCTCACGTGTGATGCGTTCCGATATGGATGCTAAAGGAAGCGAATTGGATGCCTTGTATCTTGCAATGGATGCAACGGTGGGACAGTTTTTCGTACGTACCGCCACATGGGGGTTGGAACGCTGGGAAATGGAGCTGGGTATCGAAACCGACCTGGCGAAGCCATTGGACCAACGGCGTGCGGTGGTGGAATCGAAGCTGCGAGGGGCAGGAACTTTTTCCGGCCGGCTTGTCAAAAATGTAGCTGAAGCGTACGACGGAGGCACGGTAGATGTTATCTTTCATCCCGCCGAATGGGGATTTACCGTCAAATTTATGGATACCATCGGGATTCCGCCCAACGTAGAGGATCTTAAAGCAGCCATTGAGGAGATCAAGCCCGCCCACATGGCGGTGGAGTACAAATTACGCTACCTGACCATTGCTGAAGTCGAGTCTATGACCCTCTATGAAAATGAACATACAACACAGGATAGATATTTAGGAGGTGGCGCATAACATGGCAAGCGAAAAAACACCAAATCTTGGCTTAAATCAAATTGACCGCACATCGCCCAAAACCACGTATTTTGATCTGGAGAAGTATTTGGATCAAAACTGGCGGGCTGTTGATGAATTTGCTGGTGATGTGAATGATGGTGTAAATGAGATCAAGAAGCGTCTGGATACAACAGAGCGTAAGGCGGTAACTCTCGAACCCGGGATGCAGATGGTTCATGCGGAAAAGGCTGCGCCATTTTCGTTGACGGGCCTGAGCGGGCGTATGTTGGTGAATTTGTTGGGACGAATGGGGAACTGCGAGACAGTAAGCGAATGGTCCTCGAATGTAGCTATTGCAATAGACTCTAACAACAAAACCAACGGCAGCAGTTCATTTAAAATTACACTGGGTAGTGCGTCTGCAACTGCGTCTGCAAGTTTTTTGACCACACCTGGACGAAAATATATCGCAATAGCGGACGTGAAAAGTGGTAATACCAGCAAGGTGGCGATATCAATAAATGGTATTGCTGGTGCTGTGGGTAACGAGGTAACTTCTGCCTCTGTTTTTGCTCCGTCTGTTGTACGGTTCACGACGAAGGACTATTTTCACATTGTTACAGTCACAGGCACGGGTGCAAGCGGCAATACGTTTAATATGGACAGTGTGCGCGTATACGAGATCAGCGAGGCAGACTACACAGCAGCTGCAAGTTATACGCCAGCACAAGCAGCAGCCAAATGGCCCTATGTTGACAGTTTAATGCCCGTCCGTAATCCATATGCGATACGGTACGGGGAAAATCTCTTACCCCCCGTCCGTGAATGGGTCAATAATAACGGCCTAGCGGACACTAACGTGAAGATTTTGGACGAATATGGATTTAGCATAACCACAACGGCGGCTCAACAATGGAGGGCTGCTGCATCTGTGAAAGTCCTACCTAATACTACGTATACTCTATCCGCTACGCATGATGGATTGCTAGGCGTATATGGTGTAGACCAAAAAGAGGTAGTCGTAGGTAGTATTGCGGATGGGTATGTGACTTTCAATTCTGGCGGAAATACGGCTTTGGATATATCCCTTTCTAACAAAACGGGCGTAGCTGGAACATTCACAGGGATAAAATTTATGTTGAACATCGGCAGCACAGCCAAGCCGTTCGAGCCGCGAGAGGATTCCATGTTGGCTCTGCAAACAGACCTATACGCTGACCCAGTTTCTGGCACCAATGCAGATACAGTGTTTGAGCGTGACGGTCAATACTTCAAAACGAAGCAGTTTCAAAGTGTCTCACTGGACGGTGGCAAGATTACGTCAGTGAATAACATTGTATCAGGAGCAGGCTTCAAGGCCCTCTACCCAGTAATACCTGGCGTTGATTATCGATATGTTGGCGTGGGCGCAGCCGTAAAGTTTGATGGGGAAATATTGCTGTGGGGTGGTCAAGACACTAACCCTGATAGATGGGCGATAGATGGAGTGGCCTCCAATTTTGCTATCTCTGTACCTGTTGCAGACAGTGGTTGGGCCGATAGCTACGCACCTACATTAGACGATATCAAAGCGTATTTCTATGGCTATAAGGCCTATGACGCTAACACCATAACGCCAGCCCAGGTACAAGCAGCCACAACGGCAACTTGGAGCGGTACGGGCACAAAGTATTGGGTTCAGCGTGTTGGACCTCCTAACTTCACGCAATCCGTACCGCAGCAGTCGTATGCGGGGTACACACCGTATCAACTTGTGTATCGACTTGCTAATCCTACAGTAGAACCTATCGTATCTGAAGGTCAGCTATCCTTCGTCGAGGGTGATAATCAAGTTGAGGTAGGTACGGGGATGATTGTTAGGGAGGAATCTAAACCCGCAATTTCCAGTAACCAATACTGGATTAACGGCGCTTTAAGTGGACTTGGCAAACTTCGTGAAAGAACCAATAAAATTATCGCTGTTTATAAAAACGGTAAGAATGATAGTTGGGGCTCAATTACTCACGCCGATGCTGACAAGAGCACATACGGACTTGTCCAGGCGTATAAAGCTAATTCCAGGTTCGACCAAACAGCATCCTACAGCACAACATACACCACACTTGAAACATCACCAGTAGTGCCGTTCACAGGCTCTTACGCAGCCAATGAAAAGACGCTGCTGTCAGACTTGGTGGACAACGTACAGCAGAACACAGCGCGTGTGTCTGTGTTGGAGAACAAGAAGGCTGACAAAGACAGTCCTGCGTGGCTCAAACCCACGTTGATTAATGGGTGGGCTTCGTCATTGTTCGGTTTCATTAAACTTAGCGATAACGTAGTCTATTTCAGAGATTCAATTTCAGGCGGAGTTACAACACCTGGAACTATATTGTTTACCCTTCCCGCGCAGTATAGACCCTCTATAAGAACGGAGATACGGGTAAGATCAAACGGCGGCGGTAACGAATCCAGCAATTCCACCGTAGTTATAAACACGAACGGAACTGTCATGATCCAGAACACTATATACACGGCTGTGTGGCTGGACGGGGTTTCGTTTATAGCCGAACAATAAGGAGGGATAACACATGAAAGCAGTCGCAAAAGTAAATACAGACGGCCTCTATCTGGAGGACGAGTTAGTGGACGATGCCTTTTCAGGTGTCGTCCCTTTTTATACTCCATCTTCACTCACGCTATCTGATACAAACCAGCAGCTAGACACCTATCAGCATACTAACAGCAGCTCTAGTACCATAAATGGAACCAATTCAGAAAGCATCCTTGCTGGTTATACGATAGCAATTCCAGTGCCGCCAGGCTTATATCATCCTCGTTTTGATATCCAAGGCTGGCTGACTTATGAAGCGGAATATAACCAAAAAATGATAGAAGCACAGGGCGCGTATGAGCAGTTGAACAAGGAATCTCAGGCAGCATTTGAGAAGCTGCATGATGAATGGCGAAACAAGCCGGAAAACGAACGTGGGGATGAACCTATATATTCTGCTATGGCTTTTACAGCTCCAGAACGAAGAGACCCAACGACTTTCTGGAGTGAAGGATTGAGTGAGGAAGCAATTAAGGAATTGACACAAAAAGCAGAGCAACAGCCAAGTGAGACAGATCAATTGAAGCAGCGTATTGCAGATCTCGAAGTGACGCTGACCCAGTTCATGCTTGGCAGCACAGGAAAATAACGTGTACAGGCTATTATATATAGCAGAAATTTTTATATAAAAGAGGTGAAGTCATAACTATGACCGCTTTAACAGAGGCTCAATTGCGTATTTGTGCTCATGCTTGCATCACCCGCTATGATCGCGGAGAAGGTGATATTGCAACCATCCTGGGAAGCTATGCTTTAGATGAAAAGCAACGTGAACAAGTAATGAAGATTATTTTATCCAAGCGTTCTGATCTGGTAACGGGCAACGTAGGTGATTCATCATCAACTGATGCTCTTAATGAACAGGAAGAAACGGTTAAATGGTATAACTCTATTTTCCGAAAAAAAACAGTATAG